ATGGAAAAGCTCTAGGACGAGTGATTAATATGCCTGATTCAATAGAACAATTTATTAGTTACCCAATTTGGTTTCCATTATTTAAGAAAATCCTTTTTTGGAATAGAAATAATGTCTTCATGGGTCCATTGTTAGGTATATCAAGAAATTCTAACCAATGGGAGAAATTAAAAAAAGATATCTGTAATAAGGAATGGGTATTTACAAGTGATTGGTCAACTTTTGATCAGACCATCCCTGGTAATGTCATGCGAATGGCCCTTAGAATTCTTTATAGAATGTTTGATACTAGTGATCAAAGGACAAAAAGATATCTTGATCATTATAAAATTTTTTTTGAAGAAAATATTGTTAAGAAAAGATTCTTAATCAGGGAGAAAATGTTTATTGAAATAAAAAATGGTGTACCCAGTGGATTATTAATGACAAGCATTATTACATCGATAAGTTGCTTAATTTTACTACATGTTCTAATGAGGAGAGGTGGATTCGATGATTTCATCATTTATTCTTATGGTGACGATAATATTATTAGCTTTAATGTACCAAAAAAAATAAAAAATTTTCGTCCAAATAAATTAAAACAAGACATTCAATATTTTAGCAAGTCGTTATTTAATATGAAAAATGATAAAGATGGAATGTGTTGTGTTAGAACTTCCAAAATGTTTGTTAATTATAAAAGACCAATATATAAACCAGGAAGTTACTTAAGTAAAGGAACTCGTAATTTGAAACCTATTAAATATCAATATTCAAATAAACCTTTTACTACTTATGATCATAATAAAGGAACAACTCATCGTTGGAATTATGTATTTGCTAATAAACCAAATTTTCTTAGTTATTATTGGTTAGAAGATGGTAAACCAATTCGTCCATTAGTTGAAGTAGCCGCTAGATTGGTTAACCCTGAGAAAACAAAAATACATTATAATATGCATGTTTCGTCAATAATATCAGCAGTCTATGATAATATATGGAATCATCATGTAATAAATCATGCTTATTTTTGGTTATATGACCTACCATGGCTAAAAAATTGTACTTATAGTTATAAAAATGAAAAAAGGTTCAATAAAAAATTTGATCTTCAAAATCCCGATAATTTATATACAAAGATTTGGAATGAAAAAATTAAACTTAAACAAGTAAAAAAAGGTGATAGAATGTGGTTACG